TTCGAGATCTCAAACTATAAGGAGTAAAGCATGCTAGATGCTATTAAACCATTGCTAGACAGCGGCCTTATCAATGAAGATGTTAGTCGCGAACTCAACGAAGCTTGGGAATCTAAACTAACTGAAGCAAAAGAAATGGTCCGAGCAGAACTCCGCGAGGAATTTGCTCAACGTTATGAACACGATAAAGCAGTGATGGTAGAAGCCTTAGATCGTATGGTAACAGAAGGTCTTGCCACCGAAGTTCAACAAGTTCAAGCTGAAAAGCGTGCTCTTGCTGAAGATCGAGTCAAGTTCACCTCCAAAATGAATGAATCAGCCACAAAGTTTAACAACTTCCTGATCACCAAATTGGCAGAAGAGCTTGGCGAATTGCGCTCAGACCGAAAAATGCACACCGAAGGAATGCAAAAGCTAGAAAACTTCGTAGTGCATTCTCTTGCTCGTGAGATTACTGAATTTGCTGCTGACAAGCGTGACCTGGTTGAAACCAAAGTCAAACTTGTGAGTGAAGCACGTAGTAAGCTCACAGCTTTGCAAACACGTTTCGTCAAGGAAAGTGCTGCCAAGTTAAGCGAGAGAGTTGGCCGTCATCTCAAGACTGAACTGACACAACTGCACGAAGACATCAAAGTTGCTCGAGAGAACAATTTTGGTCGCCGTATCTTTGAAGCATACGCTGCGGAATTTGGAGCTACTCACCTCAATGAGAATGCCGAAGTTCGCAAGTTGCACGACCTAGTCGAACACAAAGATGCACAACTGGCGGAAGCCATTAAAATTGCTCGTCAAGCCAAAACACTTGTCGAGTCCAAAGACCGTGAAATACGCATAGTCAAAGAAGGTAATGAGCGTTCACAGCTCATGTCCGACCTACTTGCACCTCTTAACAAAGAGAAACAAGACACCATGCGTGAATTATTGGAAAGCGTACAAACAGCTCGTCTGAAAAACGCATTCGAAAAATATCTACCAGCAGTACTAGCTGAAGGCCGTCAAGCAAAATCCCGTCAGGTGATTGCTGAAAGTGTTTCAGAAGTAACTGGTGATAAAACTGCCCGTAGCCCTGAAGTAGATCGCAGCAATGTGATTGATATCAAGCGCCTGGCAGGGCTCTAAGCATTAATTAAGGAGACTTAAATGTCACAACAACTATTAGAATCCCGCTGGGACGAAACCAGAGAGGCTCTTCTTGAAGGCCTAAAAGGCAACCGCCGTAACAGCATGAGTGTTATTCTTGAAAACACTCGTAGATACTTGAAAGAAAACGCAAGTTCTGGCAGCACTGGCGCTGGTAACATTGCCACACTTAACCGTGTGATTCTGCCTGTTATCCGTCGTGTGATGCCAACAGTTATCGCTAACGAGTTGGTTGGTGTTCAGCCTATGACTGGACCAGTTGGTCAGATCCACACTCTACGTGTGCGTTATGCCAACACTATGAACGATACATCTGCTGCGCAAACAAGCACAGTAGCTGGTGAAGAAGCTCTTAGCCCATTCAAAATTGCACAAGCTTACTCTAGTGCTAGCAGCGTGAGTGCTGGTGTGGTCAACGCAAACCAATCTATCTACACAGGTGCTAATACATCCGTGCTAGAAGGTTCCGGTGGTCGTCAGATCTCCGTGCAAATCTTGAAGCAGGCTGTTGAAGCCAAGACTCGCAAGTTGCAAGCACGTTGGACATTTGAAGCTGCTCAAGATGCACAAGCTATGCATGGTATCGACGTAGAAGCCGAAATCATGGCAGCTTTGGCTCAAGAAATTACAGCTGAAATTGACCAAGAAATCTTGTTGAGCCTACGTAGCCTTGCAGCTACTGAGTTCACATACAACCAAGCTACTGTATCTGGTACTGCCACATTCGTTGGTGACGAACACGCTGCTTTGGCCGTGTTGATCAACCGTGTTGCTAACTTGATCGCTCAGCGTACACGTCGTGGCGCTGGTAACTGGGCTGTGGTTAGCTCTGCTAGCTTGACAGTGTTGCAAAGTGCAACTACTAGTGCTTTTGCACGTACCACAGAAGGTACCTTTGAAGCTCCTACCAACACCAAGTTTGTTGGTACATTGAACGGCGCAATGCGTGTGTTTGTTGACAGCTATGCTGCTGACACAACACCTGTGTTGGTTGGTTACAAAGGTAGTTCAGAGGCTGACGCTCCTGCATTCTACTGCCCATACATTCCATTGATGAGCAGCGGTGTTGTTCTTGACCCAACAACATTCGAACCAGTCGTGAGCTTCATGACTCGTTATGGATACATTGAGCTCACCAACACTGCGTCTTCTTTCGGCAATGCCGGAGATTACGTGGGAGAAATTGCCGTGAGCAATTTGTCTTTCAGCTGATCTACAACGTTTGTTTATCAAACTCAAAAAAGGGCCGCAAGGCCCTTTTTTGTTGACTATTTTTTCTAAAAATGTTACAGTTGTTCAGCGAAATAGCACCCTCAAACTAAATAACAATATGAAACCTTATACCTATCTGATCAAACATCGTCCAACTGGCAAAGTCTATTATGGATACCGTTCTGCTAACAAAATAGATCCGCATGAAGACTTATGGAAAAAATACTTTACTAGTAGCCCAAAAGTTCAAAGACTAATTGAAGAAACTGGAGTAGACAGTTTTGATGTCGAAGTTCGCAAGATATTTGAAACTAAGGAACAAGCTAGTAACTGGGAAATAAAAGTGTTACGCAGATGCAAAGTTCTTAACGACAATCGCTGGATCAATCAAAACATAGCAGGCTATATTGTGCCTACTGAGGAATCAAATAAAAAAATAAGTGATTATTGGAAAGGCAAGTCTAAACCTGAAGAACAAATAGAAAAAATTAGAAAAGGCAATATTGGAAAAAATAAAGGAAAAGTTCAAACAGAAGAACATCGTCGTAAAAACTCTGAAGCAAACAGAGGATCTAATAACCCGCGCTATGGTAAAGAAGTGTCAGAAGAAACTAGGCGTAGAATTAGCGAAGCCAAGAAGGGCAAGCAAGTAGCACATAACAAAGGTGTGCCAATGAGCGAAGAACAAAAACAAAAGCTCAGTGAGAAAATGAAAGGTCGTAAAGTTGACCCTGAGGTGCTAGCTCGCAGGGTAGCATCACAAACTGGCCTAAAACGACTCAAGCTGCACTGTGACCACTGTGGTAGAGACATTGCTGCGGGATGGTTTCACCGCCATGGTGCCAACTGCCAAGAGAAAATCCGCACATCCTGACGGGTCAATTCAGGAGTGGCGCGGATCGGATAGTATAGTTTAACGACCTTGCTTTTAATGCAGTGCTCACGGAATATTTGTGAGCACTGTGTAATTGTACTAGATTAAACTTTGAACCACGAGAGATATTGGCCAACCTTTGTGGTCACACTTGTCCAATCTCCCATAGCGGGTTGTCGGAACAGTCTAGCAGTTGAATACCAAGGGCTTGAATCGCGCTCAAGCAACCAACGCCAGTCCACTGCAAATTGACACAACATGATCCATGTGGGTCTGCCCAACGCTCCTGCCAGGTGAGCAACAGCAGTATCCACACTCACAACTACATCTAAATGTTGCATCAATGCAGCAGTATCTGCAAAACTGGCCACTGCCCCGGGAAATCTTGTCACACCCAGTTGATCTAATAGTGCATTGTCTTCTTCAGTGGCGTCTGCTTGCAAACTGATCCATTCAAATTGTGGGTTGGTACGCACTAGATCCAACATATTTTCCAGAGGCATGCCTTTGTGTACATTGACCCAGTTGTCTCGTCTGCCACTCCAGGCAAAGCCCACTCTCATGCGAGTTTTTGCTCCCAGTCGTTGTTGCCATTCTTGCACCAACTCAGGTTCTGCTGATAGGTAATTTTGCAAAGCCGGCATGTTGGCCAGTGTAGATCCCAGTACCCCGGGAATGCTCATGATAGGAATCCAAAAATCAAAATTGCCTGGATCCTGATCATATCTTCCAACCCATTCGCAAATGCTTTCTCGCATGAGGGGAATAACTGGCTCAGTTATCTGCAACTTGATTCGGGCTCCTGCTGAGTGCAAGTCGGCCAAAAATCTCACAAACTGAATGTTGTCTCCGTGTCCTTGCTCACCTACCACAAGTATAGTTTTGTCACGGAGGTCCTGCCCTGACCACCGCGGCTGTTCAAATTTTGGAAGTGTGCCTGCTAGATGTTCGTACTGCCATCTTTTTTCATACTGCGGCCATCCACGAACATAATCCCCCATCAACAGATAGCAGATTGCTAGGTTGAATTCTGCAGTGATGTTGTTTGGTGCAATTTTGACAGCACGTTCTAGATACGGAATAGCAAGATCAGGATAACCCATCTCTCTGATTACGTTGCCGTAGTTGTTGAAAGCATTGCTGCTGCCAGGATCTGACACAAATGCTTCTGTGTAATATTGCACAGCAAGTCCAGGTCTGTGCTCGCTTCTAGCTTGATTGCCCATGGCAATGAGTTGGTCTGTATTCATTGGGTATTTAATTTGAAACTATCAAGCTAAATACATTTCAACGCAATACGGCGTTTTATGCGGCGATTAACCCCACCGCGTAGCGGCTAGAACCCGCATTGGGCTTCTATAAGGAGAAATCAAATGGGAAGAGCTCTTAAAATTCAAAAAACTGGATCTAACGGCATCACAATCAATGCCAACGGCACAGTAAATCAACCAGCTGCGTCAGTATCAGTTGATTCTGGTTATCCTAACTTTGGATCACTAACTGATCCAGTTTACAACAGCGCCGGCACATTGAGTGCATCAGACTTCTTGGGTGTAGTCGGCGGATCTCCTGCGACCAGCACAGCCAGTGCGTCATACCCGCAGATTGCTGCAGTGGTCAACATTGCATTGGCTGACGGAACCAACACCACTTTTGGTGCAGGCCGCATTATTCGACAAAAAGGCTCACACAAGTTCTTGGTAGCTTATACTGCTGCGGCTACAGCTGATGAGAGTTTTATTGTAGGTCAGGCCTATCAAGTGTCTACGCTAGGTACAACTGATTGGCAAGCAGTAGGCGCAGGCTCACAAACTGCAGTTGGTGACATTTTTACTGCTACAGCAGTAGGCGCAGGCACAGGTGAAGCATATCCGGTTGGACAATGTATTTTGTCTAACACAGACGAGCCTGCTGCGGGCTATATGAGCATTGCATTCAGTGTTGCTGATAGTACTGCAGTATATGCCAGTTATATCACCAACAAATGGGTACGCGACTGGTCAGGCATGACCTATGGCAACTACAGTGACAGCAACACCGGTGTCAACATCCAAAGCGGAGAGTTGTTCTATCCTGTGAACTTCTTCAGCGATGAAGGTACAGTTACATGGTCTGGAGCAGAAATCATTGCTGGTGCTGACGCTCAAAACGGAAGTCTACAATTGGCTCAAGTACAAAAAGTCACAAGCTAATTTGTAACTATTCAAAGTCCTCGCAGCTATATACTGTGGGGATTTTTTATGACCATAGCATTTGTATTAG